ATATTTCGTTATCCACTCGTTTAACTTTGGATAAAATGACAAGAGAGACCTGCACACCATTTTTCCCGCATCCTTTCTCATTTTGTATAATTTTTTTTCACTTTCTAAAACATTATCCAAGTTTCCTTCGTCGCTTGCATTATTTTTTTTATTTATAATGGTTTTAAATAATTTCAACTTGTTTGTTGCCGATATAAATTCAATGTTTGTTATATTTCGCATAATAAAATACTGCGAAATCATTCCTTGTAGCACATTCATTCTTCCCGCCAAATTTCCAATTTGATTTTCAATGAGAATTGCGTCGATTTTATCCATGTGTTTTGAAAAAATGACATCTAAATGACACTTTATGTTTTTACCGAGATCGACAATATTAATTTTATTACATGATACCTTTTTTTTTGAAAGTGGAACAATGTATGGCGCTTGTCCGCTCTTTGAATTGGACTTTAAAAGTTTTGGATGCATCGGTAGTTGCGCTTCTTCTGCATGTTTTTTGCAGAACTTTTTTACATCTTCTGGTAACATTGTATTCGAATGCGTGCAATAAGTTGCTGCTTTTTTGCATTTACAACACTGTTTTAAAATCTTTTCTAGTGTTTCTTCTTCTTCTACTTTTGCCTCTTCTACATGATCACACGACAAGTCGATTATATTCCATTTTACGATTTCTATAAAATGTTTACTGCTGTCTTCATTTATGTTTTCGATTTCAGTAATTGAAAGTAGACAATATGCAAGATTTTTTATTCCAACATCAAAGCTCAAGAGAATCATTTTATGTTTATTTTTTTTTATTTCAATAACATTTATAAAAATATATTTTTATATTTATTTTCATGTATTTTAATATTTGCTAATATTAGCCATCTATTTTCTAAACTAAAACAAAATTTTAAAACAAATTTTTAAAACAAAAATTAATTAAAAATAGAAAAATATAAAAATATGGTTATGAATAATCCATTTCCTTCTAATATGATTGATAAAATATCGGACATTTATGAAAATCAAACATATTTAGAACGATACGGCGAGTATGTTTTTTTGGCAATCATTATATGCATTTCATTTATACTCGTCATTACGTATATTCACATTAAAATCAACATTGAACAAATACGGGCAGATTGGAACAACCAAAAATGCAAACCGAACATTATGCCGTTTGCCGGAATGATCAATGCGCCAGACAATACGTCGAAAATGGAATACGCCGAAAAAAATTTCGCAGAATGCACCCAAAATATTTTAACCGACATTACCGATATTGCGCTAATACCCGTGCATTACACGATAAGTATTGTTACTGCAACTGTGGGCGAGATTATGAGCATTGTGAACGACATGCGCGAACTGGTAAATAAAATACGAAATTCGGTTGCCGATATTACATCCGACATCATGAGCCGCATTCTTAACATTATGACGCCGCTAATCGAAACCATTATTACGACAAAATCCATGCTTGGAAAATCGAATGGCGTGGTTACTGCCGTAATGTACACATTGTTTGGCGTATACTTGTCGATTAAAAGCTTGATTGGTTCCATTCTTGAAATTGTTATTATTATTTTGGTTGCCATGGCGGCGGCAATTATATTATTGTTTTTTATACCGATCGTCGGAGATATTTTAGCAGCTGCTGGAATTGTATTTTTTCTCGCAATATCTGTTCCGATGGGCTACCTGATCGGGTTTTCGAACAACATTTTGAATGTGCACGCATCACGCGGGGTTCCCGGCGTGCCAGGTTAAAAAGGTGGGCGGGACTATAAAATATATTAGGAGCGTCATTATTATTTAGGAAAAAATAACTTTTTTGATTTTGCAAATACAACAAATACAAATACAACAAATAAACTATTCGAATAAACAAATGAATAAACAAATGAAATTAATTAATTATTTTTATCTTTTCTAAATGTATAAATAATTAATTAAACCAATAATATTATTCTATATTTATTTTATAAATGGAACTTAAACTTTTTGGATATGAGGCGCGACTCGAAATCGTAGTTGCTTGCATTGTCATCGGTATGATTGCAGGATTGTTCATGTTTTGTGACTGTTTTCAATACGGCATTTTAGAAGGAATGACTCCAAATGATATGAACGGTAAAGGTAAAAAAACTGATAATAAAAAAGCCGCCGATACAGGCGATAAAAAGGAAGGATTTGTGAATTTAAGCAACAATGAACTGAATATTGACGACTCGTATACGATGGGTTGGGTTCAAACTGCCAAACGGTATGCATCCGGAATGGGCAACAAGAATCGCCTGAACACGTATAAGGACAATGTCGGAACTCCGGTACCGTTGCCTGAAGGCGAACTGTTCTTTTTTGCCGATAACAAATTCAAGCCGGAGTGCTGCCCGTCCACGTATTCTGACAGCACGGGCTGCGCTTGTTTGAGCCAGGATCAAGTCAACTACATTAACCAGCGAGGTGGAAATCGAACGCTTGGACCCACCGAGTTTTAAAATACATTTAATACTAATTTAATTTTAATTTAATTTAATTTAGAGTGAATAGAGAGAATATAATAAATTATAAATTTTTTATTATAACATTAAAATATACATTAATATAAAGTTATATATATTATAATAAAAAATAAAAATAAATTAAATAAATGTCAACAACCAAACCGGTAGGATGCAGAGCGTGCGGCGCTTTTCCCAGCTTTCAAGAATATGGTGGACCACAATTTAGCAACCAAAATGATAAATACAATGTAAAACGAATTGAAAATACGGTGCGAGTGCCGTCGTCCGAATACACGATGAATAAATCCGCACTGGTTGTTTATACGCCTCCCAAAAGCCAGTTTGCAAATGTGAATTGGAACCAAATGAGCGACCGCGCGGTTCCTGGTGTAACGCGATCCAATGTTCCGTCACACGGCAACTCGACGCGCTCATCTTTGACGCGGATGCGCCCGGGAAGCATGTCTGCCGGCGGCAGTAAAGGTGTCGACATGAAACACGGTTCCTATGATCGCTATTTAGCTCGTTTGAAAGGCAAATCCGTTTTACGAACCAGTCCGAATCCAAATGGGGCGCAAGTCAGTAATCCAACATTTAATGCAAAATCAATCAAGTGGGGAATCGCTTACAGCGAGAGCTGCACTTTTGATTGTTAGAAATGTAAAAAATTTACTATTTTTATTTTTCTTGTATATTATGTAATGTATATTATATATTATATAATAATAATAGTAAAATGAAAATAAAAACAATTACACCTGGAATATTAACCGTGGCAACATTTCTAGGGTTTCCGCCAGTTGTATTTAAAGACAATAATGGGGAATTCCTTGGAACAGATGTTCAATATTTGATAAAATTTGGAAAACAACATAATTTGAAAGTAAAGTTTATTGAAGAACAAGTATTTGATGGTTTATGGAAATTGCCGGGAAAAAATAAAATATATGACATTGCCGCTGCAGGAATTTCTCCAAGTAAATTACGAGAAAACGAAAGTCCGGGAACAACATGGTCTAATGCATATTATAATGTTCAAAGAAGTTTTATTACCTTAATAGAAAATAGTATTACAAAAATTGAAGATCTTAGTGGAAAAACAGTAACTGTTAAAAAAAAATCAACCGGCGACTTAGATTTATTAGAACATATTCGAAAATATAATGTTCAAAATCTAACTATACAATATTCTGATAATATTGACCAATCAATTCAACTTGTATTAGAAGGAAAAGTGTTTGCTATTGGATCTGGATTATTAACGAATCAATATATAGCTTCAAAATATAGTAACGTACACGTTCAATGGATTCATGACATGCTTTTACCTTCAGGGGAAATTGGAAGTGAATTTTTTTCTTTTCCTACAAGAACCAAAAGCGAGGGTTTGGTGGAAGCATTAAATAAATTTATAAAAGAGAATACGTATGATACCAATGTTATTCCTGTACCTGCCCCCGCACCCATTTTTTATGACCAAGTTGTTAAAGGAAATGTTTATATTAAGCAATTGAGTAAAAATAAATATAAAATTACATTTCGTAAAGTCGACAATTTTTTAAAGTATCAAGTTTGGTCGGATTCTTCTAAAAATTTAAATGAAAGACGCATAGAAAAAGCAAAACTATGGATCCAAAATTTTAATTTATTAAATGCAAATCTGAAGAAATTAGGTAAACCATTGTTTACACCTACTACCGTAATGGAAATTGGTAACAACAAATATGTATTTGTTCTTGATAAAGCGAAATTAAACTGTAAAGACCGCATTGTTTTCAATGTATCCACTAAAGAAATTGTTTTATTAAACGGTACTTCCAAAAAAATGTTAAAAATTCCTTGCGAACATCACGACGGTGTTCGGTTTGATATTGATATTGGTTGGTATTAAAATCGGTTAAATTTTTAAAGACGAAATTATTTAAGTATACATGAACATGGGAGGACTGTATGTCTCCGCCTTTTTAATCATCATGTCGACAACGCTGCTCGTAACCGTGAATGGAAATGTCACATCGATGGAACTGGAATCCTTGTCAAAGAGTTTGCTTCCCGGTTTCATCAAGCGATACAAGTTCAACTTGGTAAAGATAATTTCCAAACAGCGTTTCAAATTGCGCACACCATCCTCCTTGTTTGTGTGATGTTCCACAATGTATTCAATGGTCTCATCGGGGATGATAATTTGCTCCGGCTTGAATGCCACCTCTGACTGAATCTTCGGAATCAAATACTTTTGCGCAATGTGCGTCTTGTCCTTCTTCGCATACCCATTAGTGTGAATGCGATACATTCTGTCGAGAAGAATCGGGTTGACTTTTGATTCGTCATTGTAGCTGAAAATGAAGAGACACTTGCTCAAATCAAACGGAATCTCCGAAAAGTACTTGTCGTGAAACTGGCTGTTTTGAGACGTATCCGTCAAATGCGTCAAAATCCCCGTGATTTCTTCACCTTTGGGCGTGTCGCTCAACTTGTCCAACTCGTCAAAGAAGATCACTGGATTCATCGACTTGCAACGAATCAGAATTTCCACGATTTTACCCCACGTGCTGCCCTCATACGTGTATGAATGTCCTTCCAAAAAGCTGCTGTCTGTCGCACCACCCAGCGCAATAAACGCGAAATCCCGTCCCAAAATCTTGCTGATTCCTTCCTTTACCAGCGTCGTCTTGCCGGTTCCCGGAGGACCCTTGATCGCAATCGCCGAACCGAGCGCCGACGGGTTTGAAATCCACTGACCCACCATTTGCATAATCTGCATTTTGGCATCATTGAGTCCGTATACCGCCGAATCCAAAACGTCTTTTGCCACTTCCATGAAAGTGTGACACTGTTCTACGCCGACGTCCATTGTAATTGGCAGCGTCTTGTGCACTCCAAACGGAATGGTCATAAAAGTATCAACCCAATTCTTCACCTTGAAGTATTCGCCAGAACACGTGTCCATGTAGCGCAAATTCTGAATGCGTTTAAGCGCGATTGCCTTGTATTGCTGAGGAATTTTGGATTCCAGTAGTGTCAAGCGATATGGCTTGTCGACCAACATGATTTTATTGAGCTCTCCCAACTCTTTCAATACTTCCGCCTGCTGCTCATGCGATAAATATTTCTTGAAATACTTGAGATCATTTGCCGAATTCTTTTTTTGTAGCAAACGTCCGAATTTCCTCGTGTTGCTTCGCATTTGTTTGACACTCTTATTCTTTCGCAACCGTTTGATCTTTTCCTCCCGTTCAATCATTTGATCCAACGTCTTTCTCGCAATTTTGTTATTCTTGTCGGTCGCGAGAATTGCTTCCATTTGCGCTTTGATGGTTTGAATCGTTGCTTCGTCTTCACTTCCAAAATCGTCTTCATCTTCGTCTTCATCATCGCGACCAGTATCATTCTTTTTATCATTCTTCTTATCATTCTTCTTACCGTCATTCTTTTTATCATTCTTTTTATCATTCTTTTTATCATTTTCTTCACCATCTTTGTCTTTGCTGAATATGGACTTTCCGTTGATGGTAAAACTAAAATTGTCTGACTTTTCTGCAACATCTGCTGGTGTATTAGAAGAAGAGGAAATAGAATTCTTCCGAAAACCGCGAGTGGTAACTTCTTCTTCCTCCTCTTCCTCGTCCTCAAAAGTGTTTTCACTATCGTCATCGTCATCGTCGTCGCTATCATCATCATCTCTGTAGGTTTCGTCACTACCACTTGATTCTCCTTGGTCAGACGAAATGGACTCGTCGTCGAAAACTGAATCATTCAACGCTGAATCATCGTCATCATATTGGTCTGACAAGTTGTCGAATGGTTCTTGTAAGTTAATGACAATGTTGTAGTTCCCGGGTTGTTCTTCTTCTTTTGCGCGTTTTGTAATTGCATCCTTTTTTTCATCGCTTTGCTTTTCTTGTCTTTCTTTCCTTTCTTGTCTTTCTTTCCTTTCTGGCTTCTGTTGCTGCTGCTTTTGCAATCGTGCACTCCTTCTTGGATACCGTTCTTCTTCTTCTTCTTCTTCATCTTCTTCTGATGACGACGACGAATCAACGATTTTTTTATTTATTTTTGATTCATTTTGTTGTAATGTTTGTACCGTTTTCGCCTTGTTTACAGAATATTTCGAAGGAAACAATTCTGCGAGAAGTTTAGCATACTCTACCTTGTCAAATTCCTCCACATCACTGCCATCTTCTTGAGTGACATCGCTATCTCCATCATCATTTCTTGAACGCCTGTATTGAAGATTTGGCTTTTCATTTGTTGCCTTTTTATTTGTTGCCTTTTTAGAGGATGAAGTTCCGGTTGATTTCATATTTTTTTGCGGCTGCTGATTCTGTGGCATGTTGTCTCTTCTTCGTCTATATACTACATTTACATGCATACATCTTTTTATTTCAATTTTATAAATAATATAATTGAAATAAAATTGAAAAAAATGAAAAAATGAAAAAAGTAAAAAAATGAAAAATAACAACATATTATTCAAATGTAAAAATGTTATTTTTCATTTTTTTCATTATTTCAATTTTATAAAAAACCATTTATTTATAAAATTGAAATAAAACAATATAGATATATAAATATAATAAATAATAGTTAGCTCTTACAGCCAATGACGCAACAACCGAATTGGACGAAGAAAACTGTATCGAAGATTGTAGGTATTCAATTTAGCGTCTTGTCGCCTGAAGAAATAAGAAAATGCTCAGTTGCAGAAATAACGAGCCGAGATACATATTCGAATAACATTCCGGTCATCGGCGGCATGTTTGATCCGCGGTTAGGAGTGCTCGAACCCGGTCTCAAGTGTCCGACAGACGGCTTGGATTACATTAAAACTCCTGGATATTTTGGACACATTGAATTGGCAAAACCCGTGTTTTACTATCAATATCTCCCTACGATTATAAAACTTCTGAAATGTGTTTGCATCAAATGCAGCAAGCTTCTGGTTAGCAAAGAAGCAAATAAAGAATGCATGGACATGAAACCCGACGAGAGATGGAGTTATGTTCACCATTTGGCAACCAAAGTCAAGCGGTGCGGCGACGACACACAGGACGGTTGCGGGTGCCTTGTTCCGAAAAAAATCAAAAAAGAAAATCTGGCCACACTGTATGCGGAATGGGACGGCGACGCCGATGAAGGTACTAGCGAGTCGGGCAGTGGTAAAGAAAAACTGAATATGAAAATGACCCCCGAAGTCGTTCTAAAAATATTTAAAAGAATATCGGACCAGGATGTTGCATTTATGGGATTCAGTCCGAAATTTTCAAGACCCGACTGGTTTATTTGCCAGGTGCTCGCAATTCCTCCACCCGCCGTTCGCCCATCTATTAAAATGGACGGAAACCAGCGCAGCGAAGACGACATCAGCCACACCATTGTCAATATCATCAAGGCAAATAAAACGCTGCTTGAGAAAATGAATGAACCGTCGGTAAATTCCACAATTATCGATGACTGGCAAAGCTTGCTGCAATACTTTATTGCGACCCAAGTGGATAATAACATTCCGTCATGCGCACCCGTCGCACAGCGGTCCGGTCGCCCTTTAAAATCGATTAAGGAGCGTCTGAATGGAAAAACGGGTCGTGTTAGAGGCAACTTGATGGGAAAACGTGTGGACTTTTCTGCCAGGTCTGTTATTACGCCCGATCCCAACCTGTCAATTCGCGAACTCGGAGTTCCTAAAAAGATTGCGATGAATATCACAAAACCGGTTGTCGTAAATAATCGAAATCGCGACTTTTTGCAGCAGCTGGTTCAAAACGGTCCCGATGTTTACCCTGGTGCAAACATTCTGGAAAAGAAGACGGGTGGCGACATTTCGCTAAGATACATGGACCGAAGCACCATTGTGCTTGAGAATGGCGACGTGGTGCACCGTCACATGATGGACGGCGACGGCATCTTGTTTAACCGTCAACCCACGCTTCACAGAATGAGCATGATGTGTCACATTGTGCGCGTAATGCAGCAGGGCGACACGTTTCGCATGAATATTGGTGACACGAAGCCGTACAATGCCGATTTTGATGGTGATGAAATGAACTTGCACATGCCGCAAGACGATGAAGCAGAAGCCGAGCTCAAAGGACTTGCCGCCGTCCCGTATCAAATCATTAGCCCTGCAAAGAACAATTCAATCATCGGTATTTTTCAGGACTCGCTGCTTGGAGTGTACCAGTTCACTAGAGGCGGACTCCCCGGATTTGATGCGCGCATGGCGATGAACTTGCTGATGGGATACAAGAATGTAAACCCGGCGCTATTCAGCGACCCGAAGAAGAAAATCACGAATTTTCAAATCTTGTCGCAGATTCTGCCGCCGCTCAGTATGAAATATAAAACCAAACAATTCGGAGGAAGCGACGACTATGCCACGTCGAATAACGTGCTTGAAATCAAAGACGGAGAAATTTTGCGCGGACACATTGACAGCGGCGTTTTGGCATCGACAACAAGCGGCATGATTCAGCGTATTTGCAACGATTTTGGGAATTTCGCGTCTGCGAGCTTCATTGACGACCTGCAAAACATTATTACGGAATACATGAAGACGTCGGCATACAGTGTTGGAATCAGCGACTTGATTTCGGATAAGAAGACGACGGAGAAAATTGTGGATTCGATTAAAACCAAGAAGCTGGAAGTGAAGACCATTATTGACAACATTCACATTGGAACCTTTGAAAATAAGTCCGGGCGCACAAACGAGGAAGAGTTTGAATTGCAGGTTACGAATATTTTGAACAAGGCAAACGGTGAAGCGGGTGATATTGGTCTCAAGAGTTTGAGCAAGACGAACCGCTTTATCACAATGGTGAATGCCGGTTCAAAGGGCAGTAAAGTGAATATTGCTCAAATGATTTGTTTGGTGGGTCAGCAAACCATCGACGGTAAGCGCGTGCCATACGGATTCGACAGCCGCACTTTGCCGCATTACTCGAAATATGACGACAGCCCTGGTGCGCGTGGCTTTGTTGAAAATTCATTCATTGCCGGCTTGACGCCGTCGGAAGTGTTCTTTCACGCCATGGGTGGTCGTGTTGGTTTGATTGATACCGCCGTTAAATCGGTTACGTGGGAAACACCGATAATTATTGTTGAAAATGATGTTCCAAAATATGTTAAAATCGGTGAATGGATTGATGAGCATGTTG